GATAGATCTTATATGTGGGACTATAGATAATGACATACGTTCTTTACAATGAAGATATGGAAACTCAGGGTTCTTTTAAATCAATTCAAGAACTGAGAAATTTTCTTTGTGATAGAAAATATGAAATGAATTGTGATAAAGATATAGGTTGCACATTTGATTATATTAGAGAGATCAAATGGTATTTTGATATATTAGAGTGATATGGATATAGATGAGCAAATAACTTATAATCATCTATTCCTTAATGATAGAGAATGTAGAACTTGTGGTGAAACTAAGAATCTTATAGATGGTTTCTATTTAACTAGAAAAGACAGAGGAACTTTACCATCAGCATATTCATATGAGTGTAAAGTGTGCACTACAAGAAGAGTTATACAAAATAGAAAGAAGCAAAGAGTTTTTTCAGATTGGTTATATCCTGATTGGTAATTGTTCATGCATGGCTTCCCCTCTGAAAAAGTTAAAAACAATAAATATTTTCAGATAAACTGAGAAATTTTAAGGGGAAAAAAACATGGCTACTCCTCAATTGTCTCCTGGTGTATTAATCAGGGAAGTTGATCTTACAGTAGGAAGAGCTGAGAACGTATTAGACAACACTGGTGGAATTGCTGGACCTTTCACAAAAGGACCTGTAGATGAAGTCACTCAAATCAATACATCACAAGGTCTTATTGATACATTTGGAAAACCTCAAACTGCAAATGCGCAGTATGAGTATTGGATGACTGCTTCATCATTTCTTTCTTATGGAGGAGTCCTAAAGATAGTTAGAACAGATGATTCTAATTTAAACAATGCTAATGCAGGTGTAGGTATTGCATCAACATCTTCAGCAAAGATTAAGAACTTTGATGACTATGATGCAAACTATTCTAGTGCAACTAACTTTACATATGCAGCAAAGAACCCTGGTTCTTGGGCAAACTCAATGAAAGTATGTTTCATTGATAATGCTGCTGATCAAACACTAGGAATCACAACTGACAGTCCACTCACTGCTGGTATGATAGTTGGATATGGTATAACAACTGCATTATCTGGTGTAACAATACCAGGAGATGGAACAACATCAACCTTTACTGGATATCTGAAAGGAATCATCACAGGTGTTTCTACAGATGCAACTGGTAAAGCATCAACAGTAGATGTTAAGGTTCTATCTAGAGTATCTTCTGCTGGTACAGAAACTAAGATTGATTATGCTGAAGGTGATCCTAACAAATCATTTGAAGCAAGTGATACAGTGTTCTTTGTTAACAACTCAGGAATTAACACTGGTGGTGGCGGGGCATCAGGAAGATCAGAACCAGTTGCAACACAGACTGATTGGTATGATTCACAGACTCTTGGATTAAGTAATTCAACAGTATTCTGGAAATCAGTAGCACCTAAGCCTACAACTAGCAACTTCGTTTCTCAGAGACAAGGTAAAAATGATGCATTACATATTGTAGTTGTAGATGACACAGGAAATATAACAGGAATACAAGGTAATATTCTAGAGAAGCATGTAAACCTTTCTAAGGCAAAAGATGCTATAGCAGATGGTGAAACTGGTAAGAAGATCTACTATAAAGATTATCTTGCTAAGACTTCAACACAAATATATGCTGGATATAACCCATCCACTGCTGGTGATGCTTATTTTAATACTGAACCAATAGTAAATGGATATACTGGAACATCAGCAAGTCCAAATTATACTAAGATTGCAGTTGGAGATGGTCTCTGGGGACAAGATGCACAAGGCATAAACTACAGTAGTTTAGGAAATGTATCTTACACATTCACTGGTGGTAAAGATTATAGTGCTGGAACAGGCAACTATACAGCAACACTAGGTGGACTGCTAACATCATATAACTTATTTGAGAATAAGGATGATGTTGAAATTGACTTCTTGATGATGGGTCCTGGCTTAGGTACAGAGAGTGAAACACAAGCAAAAGCAAACTTACTGATTGCTCTTGCTAATAAGAGAAAGGATTGCATGGCAACAATAAGTCCTCATAGGGGAAATGTTGTTAATGTATCTAATACAACAACACAAACTACTAATGTGTTGAAATTCTTCAGTCCTTTATCATCTTCATCATACTGTGTATTTGACAGTGGATACAAATACATGTTTGATAGATTCAATAATGAGTTCAGATTCATCCCATGTAATGGTGATGTTGCTGGAATGATGGTAAGAACTGGAATACTTGCATTCCCTTGGTTCTCACCTGCAGGACAACAAAGAGGAATCTTGAATAATGCTATCAAATTAGCATATAGTCCAAGCAAAGATCAAAGAGATCTACTTTATTCTTCTAGAATTAATCCAATTATTAATCAGAAAGGAGCAGGTATACTACTCTTTGGTGATAAAACTGGATTAGCATATGCATCTGCATTTGATAGAATAAATGTTAGGAGATTATTCTTAACAGTAGAACAATCACTTGAGGGAGCAGCAAATGCTCAACTCTTTGAACTCAATGATGTTAACACAAGATCTAATTTTGTGAACATTGTTGAACCATTCTTAAGGGATGTTCAAGCTAAGAGAGGTCTATATGACTTCCTAGTTGTTTGTGATGAAACTAATAACACCCCTGATGTTATTGACAATAATGAGTTTAGAGCTGATATTTACTTGAAACCAACCAAGTCTATCAACTTTGTTACTCTAACCTTCGTTGCTACCCGTACTGGTGTTAGCTTTGAAGAAGTTGTAGGAACTGTTTAACCATTATATGAATAACATAAGGAGGACTTAAAACAATGGCTGAAACAAGAACACTTTCACAATTTAAAGCAAAACTGATTGGCGGCGGTGCTAGACCCAATCTATTTGAAGTATCAATTCCTACTTTTCCTACAGCAATTGCTGAAGCATGGAGTCCTGGAGATGATGCAGAAAATGGTATCTTTAAATTTTTATGTAAATCAACTGCACTACCTGCATCTAATATGGGTAGTATAGAGATTCCTTTTAGAGGAAGAACACTCAAAGTTGCTGGAGACAGAACATTTGATGATTGGACAGTTACAATTATCAATGATGAAGACTTTAAACTAAGAACAGCATTTGAAAGATGGTCAAATGTTATGAGTAGATTAGATGATGCAACTGGAGTTACTAACCCATCTTCTTATATGACTGATGGATATGTTCAACAGTTAGGTAGAGGTGCTAGTGCTGCTACAGGAACACCTTCAGAAGGAGAATCATCAATTCTTAGATCTTATAAGTTCTTTGATATATTTCCAGCAACAGTTGGAGAAATAGCAGTAAGTTATGATACAACTGATGACTTAGAAACATTTGATGTAACATTTAGATATCAGTACTTCACAATTGGTAACTCAGCTCAATCTAGTGGTGGTGCTGGTGGAGAGGTCTTGATTACTTAATAAATAGTGCTATAATAGTATAAAACAGATATACCATGGCGAGATTATTTGGATTCTCTATTGAAGATACAGACAATACACCTGCTAGCGTAGTATCTCCAGTCCCTCCTAACAATCAGGATGGATCAGAGTACTACGTCAGTTCTGGTTTTTATGGATCATATGTAGATATTGAAGGAGTTTACAAAACTGAAAATGATTTACTTAGAAGATATCGTCAGATGTCTTTGTATCCAGAGTGTGATAGTGCTATAGAAGATATTGTAAATGAAGCAATTGTATCAGATACTCATGATAAACCTATAGAAATAGAACTATCAAACTTAAATGCTAGTGATGGTATAAAGAAAAAAATTAGAGAAGAGTTTGCATATGTATGTGAACTATTAGATTTTGATAAAAAAGCACATGAAATCTTTAGAAACTGGTATATTGATGGTAAATTATATTACAATAAAGTCATAGATCAAAAAGATCCACATGCAGGTATTCAAGAGTTAAGATATATTGATGCAGCAAAGATGCGTTATATACGTCAGATGAAGAAACCTAAAAATAATGGTCAACAGAGTTTAGCACGTCAAGGTGCAGCATCATATGATTTTCCTGAGATAGAAGAATACTTCATGTATACTCCTCAAGCACCAAATACACCATACACAACTAGTGGTGGAAATGCAGCAAAAGGAATTAAATTAACAAGAGATTCTATCTGTTATTGTACATCTGGACTTGTAGATAGAAATAAAGGATCAACATTATCTTGGTTACACAAAGCAATTAAACCTCTTAATCAATTGATGATGATTGAGGATAGTCTTGTAATTTATAGATTATCAAGAGCACCAGAAAGAAGAATATTCTATATTGATGTTGGCAATCTACCAAAAGTAAAAGCAGAACAATATCTCAGAGATGTTATGATGAGATATAGAAATAAACTAGTATATGATGCTAATACTGGTGAGATGCGTGATGATAAAAAATTCATGTCAATGATGGAAGATTTCTGGTTGCCTAGAAGAGAAGGTGGTAGAGGAACTGAAATTACAACATTACCTGGTGGACAAAATCTTGGTGAAATTACTGATATTAATTACTTCCAAAAGAAATTATACAGATCATTAAATGTACCAGAAACTAGAGTTGCTGGTGGAGATGCAGGTTTTTCATTAGGAAGATCATCTGAAATTTTAAGAGATGAAGTTAAATTTAGTAAGTTTGTTGGTAGAATGAGAAAGAGATTTACACATCTCTTTAGTGATATTTTAAGAACTCAATTACTTCTAAAAAATGTAATTACTCCAGAAGATTGGGAGATCATGTCAGATCATATTCAATATGATTTCTTATATGATAATC